CCCTTCATGTATCCGGCCTGGAGATTTGGAACACGGAGTTTTAACAATTTGGTGAAAAAAGCATTGTCATGATATACCGGGATCCCACGCACGAAATTTTAAAGGCTTATGTAAATGTGCTTAATGGATCGATAATCTGGAATGGTAGTCCTGTTGCGGTGGGAACAAAGATAGCACAGGGCAAAACAGAATATGTGCTTATTTATGTTGAGGATCTTGATAATATGAGTACCGGGGATGGACCAATTTATAGGGCAGTCATAGCAATGCAAGCCGTAAGCTTACAGGATGTGAATGAGGGTGATGAAACACCGGTAAACAGGATTATTGAACAGATCATTGAGGTGATAAGTGATCCTGAAATGATTCTGATGAACAATTTTAAGTGTGTTATGGCTATGCCTGAAGGTATTACTCCTGATACGGAACTTACCGAAAGCAGTTATAATGTCTTGAGAACTTTAAGAATGTCAAACATAATTGAACAAAAAACATGAAAAAACAACTTTTTATCGTATTGCTGGTATTCATTGGTATTATAGCAATGTCAACAACCAGCGTGAGAAATGCAAGGATGATCAGTAAACTGACTGTCTCTGAGAATCTCGTAACACCGCTTACAACAACTTATATTGAAATTAACGGCGGTGATGAATCTATTAATTACCGGGACGGTGATACCCGGAATGATGCTGATCTTGTTTATGCCGATACGGTTATGAATGATGGAACCCTGGACTTAACCTCATTAGCAAATACGTTAGGGGAAAGCCTGGATTTGACCGGTCAAGTGGTTATGGCGATCAAATTTTTAGTTGAAGATGATTCTGCTGCAACCTTTACGATATCGCAGGGTGCAGCTACTCCTTATCCACTTTTTGGAGACACATACAGTATTGAATTAAAAGCGAATCAGAGTCTTTTGTTTAAAGCCGATTCTGTATTGATTCCTGTATCTGGAACGGCAAAAATGATTGATTACGATTCCAGCAATGACAGTACGGCTCTTTATATCGTGCTGATAAGCGCGGATGCTTATATATAATCTTTAAAATTTAAGAAAATGTCAAAACAACCAGGATATTTAACATTTATCAATATTGATGGCTCTCCCCTTGCTGGGCGCAGAAGTTCATCGATGGACGTAGAAGCCGATATGGCTGAAGGAACTACCGGAGAAAGCACAAATCAATGGAAAGAATGGGTCCCCATGTATAAGGGGATGGAGTTCTCAATGGATGGGCTTGTTGATCCGGTCAGTGCAGATGAAACACCCTATGAAGCTATTGCAAAGCTGACCGGAGGGACTCAATGTACAGCCTATTTTGGAGGTGGATCAGGTGATGTATATTATTCCGGTGATGCTTTTATAAGGCGTGTACATATTGAAGGGCCATATGATGATCTGAAAAGCTATACCCTTGATATTGTTGTCACCGGTGAACCATCAACAGGAACAATATAATGAATCAGTGGGAAACTGAATTACGGTTACAATTTGGCTGGAGAAAAAGGAAGGTGGGATTCTGTTTTGAATGGAAAGCCTGGCTTATCGCCTATGATGTGTTTGACTGTGAGCCGGATGAGTTCTTAAAAAAAGATCCGGAACATCAGATGAATGCTTTGGCTTATGGAGCAGCTTTCTGGTTTTGTGTGAGGCGAAGGACAAAGGTGTTTTTTATTTATGAGGATATTGTCAGGGCTTTAAATAAAGCCACAAGAGAGGAAAATAAAAAGATCGCCGAAGCCTTAAAGTATGCTCAATTCCCGGAGTGGTTCACGCCCGATAAAAAAAAAGTGAAGGCGGGATAAGTAAACAGGATATTTATGATATGGCCTTGGTGGAACTGGGATTAACGGAAGATCAGTTTTATTGTATGCCTCCACGCCAAACTTTCATAATGCAATTGCATAACCGTAGAAAGATTGAAAGGCAGTGGGAGCAGACAAGATATATTTCTGCAATGGTTCATAATATGGCTATGGGTCAGAAACGGAAAATGGAACCTAAAAGGCTTGTCCCGTTATCCCTGGATAGAAAAGTAAAAGATTATCCGGAAATAACAAAAGAGGAAGCGCAAGAATATATGGAGAAATGGAAAATTAAAAAGAACTAATGGCAAAAATTGTTGGACAGTTAAAAGCTATCCTTGGCCTGGACAAAAAGAAATTTGACAGAGGTCTAAAGGATGCAAAAAAACAGGGTAGTAAGTTTGGCTCTGCCATGAAAAAGATCGGTGGGATCCTGGCCGGGGCTTTTGCCGTTACAAAGATCGTACAATGGGCGAAGGCTTTGAAGCAAGCTTACCAGGTACAGATGGAAGCGGAGATCAAGCTTGCAACGATTATGAAACAGCGTATGGGGCTTGGCAAGGCAGCCGTAAATGATCTAAAACGCCAGGCTTCAGCATATCAGAAAATAGGTATTATTGGTGATGAGGTCCAATTATCAGGATTACAGCAATTAGCCACTTTCCTAAAACAAAAACAGTCCCTTGAATCTTTACTCCCTGCCATGAATAACCTACTGGCACAACAGAGGGGATATAATGCCAATGCTCAGGATGCCGTAAATATCGCCAATCTTATGGGTAAAGTCCTGGATGGTCAAACATCAGCTTTAAAAAGAACCGGTATATCTTTTACCGATGCACAATTAGCGGCCTTGAAAATGGGTAACGAGATGGAAAGGGCTGCAGTGCTGGCAGAAGTAATAAATAGTAATGTCGGTGAAGTAAATAAAGCCCTTGGTGCAACTCCACTAGGAAAGATCAAGAAATGGCAGAATGCCTGGGGTGACTTTAAAGAAATGCTTGGATCACATATTGTCCCCTTACTAGGAAAATTTGCTGCCTGGGGAATGAAAACCCTACCAAAAATATCAGATAATTTTGGCGGGATCCGGAGGCAAGTTGTAGCACTTGCAAATAATTTTATTGACCTGTATAATGAATCACTATTTTTCAAAAAGGCCGTTGAAGCGATAGGCGCCACATTCAAGACATTATCAACAATTGTGAAGGGCGTTTTTGACGGTATTATTCTAATGACTAAGGGTGTCGGCCAGTTATTGAAGGATATTTTTATGGGTAACTGGAAAGAATTGGGTGCAAATGCTGACCAGGTAATGATTAACGTTTTTAATAATTTCAAAGACATGGGTAAGGACGTTGGGGATCATTGGAATAAGATGATGGAGAATATCACTAAAAGAGAATATGTCCAACATATCAGAATAGAAACAACAGGGGGAGGAGCAGGAGCAGCTAAACCAACTTTTAAAGGGCAGGCATTAGCTGCAGGTATACCAACGCCGACACTTGAAGGATTAGGGATTGCAACAGTAAAGATTGCCGAAATGAATGCAGCAATGGCAGAAGGAATCATAATAGCGGCCAATCTTGCAAATGCTGAAGTCAGTTTAGGACAAATAACAATAGATATTTTCGGAGGTATGGCAAATGCCATATCTGATGCCATGGGAGAAACGGAAAATATCTTACAGGCTTTCTGGAAATTCTTTACAGATTTTATCAAGGGAATGATCATAAAACTTGTGGCTGCTACAATAGCAGCCCTAGCCCTGGCAGTTGTGCTTTCAATTATTGGAGGTGGGGCTGGAATTAAAAAAATAGGTGAAGCGGCTGGAGCTGTAACAGAATTTGGTAAACTTTTCAAGGGAGGATTTAAGATGATTTCAGGATTTCAAGGGGGAGGGGTAGTTCCGCCTGGTTTTCCTAACGATACATTCCCGGCAATGCTTTCTTCCGGGGAAACAGTCATGACACCCCAACAGATGAGAAATGCCGGTGGTTCGATGGATATAACCCTGAGAACAGATATTACCAGGGGTGAAGATATTTACTGGGTAATTGAAGAAGTAAAAAGAAAAAGAAGGGATAATTTTTAATGGCTTATTTATTAAAATATTATCATCAATATAATGACCGTGGGAATTATTTACATAGGATAGAAATTCTAGGAGAAGATTTCAGTGGAACTGCTGAATTAATAACCACTTCAACAGGGGATCCAGTTATTACAAGACATGCGGGCGATAAAACAATAAAGAAAATCATTCAAGGGAAAGAATTGCAATTTTCTTTTTATTGCTTTTCAGGGGATGTTGATAAATATGATGAACTGATTGAATCTGATTACAAGGACTATAAATTAATCCATTATATAGATGGGATCAAGCAATTTGAAGGCTGGTTAATGCCAGAAAATCTAAGCAGGGAATATTTTAGGGATCAATATATTATAAACCTGTCTGCAACAGACGGGCTTGCTTGGTTAAAAAATGTTGATTTCAAGGACAGCAATGACCATATAATTGAGGGGAATTATTCATTGTTGGAATTAATAAAGGCAGCATTGGATAAAATAGGTATTGTACTAGATTTTCGCATCCAGCTAGGGACATACGAAACAACTAGAATGACCTCCATCCAGTGTGCTTTGGATAAAATAGAGGCAAGGGGATTATGCTTTATTACTAGCAATAATGAAACAATGTCATGCTATACAGTTATTGAGACTTGCCTGAAAATTTTCTCATGTACACTAAAACAGAGTAAAGGTTATTATCAGATAACAAATAGTCATGAACTTAGCAGCCACCAATTTATTTTTGATTATGCGACTTTAACGCAACAGAGCAGGACAGCCACCGATAAAATTGTTGACCTGGCAGGATATTTTTATGAAAAAGCTGAACTAAATAAAATTCATCCAGTAAAGGAATTCGGCATAACCTGGAAAAATAAAAATTTAGGGGGTGATATAACCGGAGTGGATTTAAGTGACTGGGCTTCATCATGGACAATAACGTTTGACGATTATACGGAAGGTCCAGCCGTAACGCCCCATTTTATAGCAGCGGGAGAGGTTGAACTTAATAGCGGCACCGGATGGGAGGGTGATTATGTTGAATTGGCTAGTGATTTTTCGGTTACTAAGGAGTCCGATGAAGATTATATTGTTATCTCATTTACTCATAGATGTTCAACGGATGAAGATTTAACAATAGATAATTGGCCGATTCCGTTTATGAAAATTGAAATTAAAAGACCGGACGGTCTTTGGTACCCTGTAACAAGTGTAAATTCTCAAGGAAGTTCAGCACCTTATCAAAGCGGCCCCTTTGTCGGATTTAGAGTAATAGAAAGCGGAGATTATAATATCAGAATTAGTTTTCATAAAAGCGGGGGTCCGGATCCACCTATTGAAATAGATTTTTACCTAAAGGATTTTACTATAAAT